CTTATCGATTTGAAGACAACTCATGCGTTACCAAGCAAAATCTCGAATAAACATGCGCGTCAAGTTGCCCTTTACTGTGCAGCGACGGGTGGGAATATTGATGGCAGGCTGACCTATGTTACGCCAAAAAAATGCGCGACGTATCGTCTTGAGAATATTGCAGAGCATGTCAAAGCAGTTGAGAGAATTGCCTTAACGATACAAAAATTCTTATCTTTATCAGCAGATCCGGATGAGCTTGCTTCTTTTGTCGTTCCTGACACAAGTTCTTTTTACTTCAATGATGAAGATACCCGACAACTTGCTTTTGAAATATGGGGGATATGATGGACGAAATACAAAGATTCAACTCATTTGGTTTTATTGTAGCAATAGGCAATGGCAATAAAGGTTTGCGTGCAATAAAAGCTAATAAAATAGAGTTTTTTGAGAACTTTCTATACGAAGATGAAGATGGTGAAACATATCAAGGATGCAGATTTTATGTTGGCGGAAACGCCATAGAATCCACGCTTCCTCTGATTGGTCTTTTTGAGCAGTTAAGCGAAATGGACCCAACTCTTCGATGATACAACGGAATTGCCCATAGAGGGCGAAGGCAAGTAACGAGCCAGATCGTTACATAATGGAGAATGGTATGAGTGGTTTATCTTTTTTTGATGACATCGGCGGATCATCGGCTGGTGGTTCTAAATTTTTGCCAATCGTAAAATATGACGCGCGGTCAGGCCGCATGTCTAGAGTGGATCGAGACAATGGCGAAAACAGTAGCATCGATATCACAAGGTCTTTTAAGGCCATTTTTGATTTCGAGAATATGGAAGGTGGCTATATTCGGTTTGTTGCTGGCGTTGCTCCTGATTTCAGACTGTCGCGCCTTATCGATAATACTCCCGTCGCAAACCCGGGTGACGGATACAAAAAAGGGGTGCGGCTTATTGTTAAACTCTCAAAGGACTGCGGCGGAGATGTCCGGGAGATTGCCAGTAACGCGAAAGCATTCGTTAAATCGATCAAAAAACTGTATGGGGAATATTTAGAGGCTTCCTCTAAACATGCTGGTAAATTGCCGGTAATTACCATGACAGATAGCTATCCTGAGACTTCTGGTGAGGGGGCCACGAAGAGCACGAACTACGTTCCGATATTTGAGATCACCAGTTGGGTAAGTCGTCCTGATGATCTTGTTTATTCGGCGCGTAGTTCGTCTTCGCCAACCGAATCATTTACGGTTAGCGCAAGCGCGCCATCGACAGGATCGACGCGGGTATCTGCGCCGAGCGCCGATGATTTTGGTTAATATGAATTAGATGGTCTGACCTCAAGGGCCGTCTAATGGAAGGGTGTGGTGTGTCCCGCAAAGCAGCGCCACACCCTATTCACATAAGGAACGGACATGCGTTTTTTGGTTACGATGAATATGCCGAGCTATTCGGGACATCTGGTTCATCAGATGCAAGTTGAGCATGAGGAATCAAAAAGCCTTGAGGATTTTGTGAGCGCACTCAATACAAATGATTATGTTGTTGTTGAGGAGTTTTACAAAGACAGGGTTGATGCCGAATATTACAGTCGCGGGAAAGTTGCTCTTAATCATCGATATGTTGGTAAGGTAAAAGTGTTCAACAATCAGGAGAAATTGATATGAGATATGATGCAATTCTAACGTCATCTGCCGGTATTTTGACTGAGCGTGGCAATGATTATGGCGCTCCAGAAAAATGTTTTGGCCGAGCGGCTTCTCTGGCTAGTGTGTTTTTTGAGCGCGAAGTTACGCCTTTTGAAATCGCTATGATTATGGATTTTGTTAAAACAGCGCGATTGATGCACGATAAGACAAAAGTCGATAGTTGGCAGGACAAAATAAATTACGCTGCTTTTGCCGGTCATTTTGCGACAGAGGCGGTTAGAGCCAACCCTTCTGATTTAGGTTTGCGCGGAATTAACTTGCCGGATAACGCGCTCCCTTTTGCCGGAAAGAAAAACGCACAGGGAAAAAACAGCATCAGCGAAGATGCGCTCAAGCAGGCAATGGCAAACGTCAGCGCCGAGCTTGACATTCCAGAATAATATTAGGGCGCCAAAAGCGCCCTTTTTGTTACGGTGCAAAATGAGCTTTCAGGAAGAAAACGAAATTTCCATTAACGCCAATGGCGGCACAGAGATAACAAAAAGATTGTTATCAAATTATGTGCCTGAGAATGTTTATAAAAATTTTCAAATTATTCCGTCAAGAATAAGAGATTTTGATAAAAATAAAAAAATAATTTATTGGGCTCATGACTTACCAGAAGACCCAGAGTGCCAAAAAATAAAATATTATGATGTTAGATCAAAATTTAGCAAAATTGTTTTTGTGTCAAATTGGCAGGCAAATAATTTTATAGATCAATTTAATTTGGTTCAAAATGATAAAATTTGTGTGATTGAAAATCCCATAGAGCCAATGCCAATTCTTGAAAAAGAATCCAGCATAATTAAATTAGTTTATTTTTCTACGCCTCATCGAGGACTAGAAATATTGGTGCCTGTTTTTGAGGAATTGTGCAAAAAATACGCAAATATTCATTTAGATGTTTTTTCAAGTTTTAAAATATATGGATTTAATGATGGCGATTTTCCTTACGAATATCTATTTGATAGAATAAAAAAACATCCAAATATGACTTATCACGGATCTGTTAATCAGAAATTTTTATATGAATATTTACCTACCGCTCATATATTGGCATACCCATCAATTTGGAAAGAAACATCGTGCAGGGTATTGATAGAGTCAATGTCTGCATCTTTATTATGTGTTCATTCAAGCCTTGGCGCTCTTCCCGATACCAGCGGAGGCATGACTGACGTATATCAATATCAATCTGACAAACAACAACATTATAAAAAATTCTTTGATCAATTAGAAAAAGCAATTAAAAACGTTTTATCTGAAGAAACAAAAAATAAATTATTATTTGTGAAAAAATACGCAGACATGCGATTTGGAATAATTAATATTGCAAAAAAATGGGATGACATGATGCTTGAATTGATTGATAAAGGAAATTCATAAATGAAGATTTATGCTCGGGATATTTTAAAACAAATTTCAACGGAATTTGGGGTATCTTATGACGAAATTATCGGAAAGAACCCGCATCTTCATTTGCGACAAGCCCGCGCCAGAGCTATTTGGCGAATCAAACAAGAAACATCTTTTAGCTTTGCTCGCATTGGCCGCCTTTTTGGGCGCGATCATTCTACTATCCTTCACATTTATAGAGTTGCTGAACAGCATAACGGACACTACTATAACAAATCCTACAAGATCTACGGCGGCGGGAAGCAGAAAGATGGCTGATAAAGTTTATGCTTATGTGCCGCATCACCGGCAGAAGGTTTTTGAGGATAAGGGCTGGGTCTATGAAGCAGACCTTGGCTACCCGCATGCTGCTTATGCATCTCTTTACCGTTGGGGCGGTGAGGGATTGCCTGTAATGCCAGAAAATGATATAGGTGTTTTTAGAGCGCCAGTTAAAAATAATGATATTGATATTGAGGTAGAGAAAAATGGTGAATCCACTCGGGAATAGATCTTCTGCCGTTAGAAATCAAAGGATAGAGTCTAAAGACAGCTTAGACGATTTCCCAACGCCTCCTTGGGCGACAAGAGCTCTATGCGAAAAAATATTATGGATGAGCCCTAACCAAGAAAAATGGGATTGCTGGGAGCCTGCCTGTAACAGGGGGTATATGTCTAATGTATTGAAAGAATATTTTGATACAGTTTATTCAACAGACATATATGACTATGGATACGGAGGCGTTGAAGATTTTATTTTATCAAAAAATGCTGGCAAAAAATGTGCATGGATTATAACTAATCCCCCCTTTAAATTAGGGACAGAGTTCATCGAGATGGCTCATAAGCATGCGCGCCGTGGCATTGCAATGCTTGTAAGGACATCTTTTGTCGAGGGCGTCGGACGATACAATAGATTGTTTAAAGATAACCCGCCATCAACAATTGCACAATTTACTGAACGTGTTCCTATGATTAAAGGCAGACTTGATAAAAAGGCGTCAACAGCAACGAGTTATTGTTGGATGGTATGGGATAAATTATCTCCAGGCCGTTATAGTGAAATGGTTTGGATTGAACCATGCAGGAAGCAATTAGAGAGGAAGGGTGACTATGACGACAGAAGCTACGCGCCGTTTGAAAGATCCGGCTCAATTGACGCCATATGAAGAAAAATTATGGGGGCTAAGAAAGCAAGGCATGAGTTATGGTCAAATGAGCGAAGCTTTAAATGGAAGCTCTAAGTCAACAACGATTGCTGCAAGATTCATAATTATTAAAGAGAAGCTCGAATTAATGGAAGTTGAAAATGAGCAATAATATTTTGGTTCCTGCATATTGGCCTTTGTTTAAAACGCATGAATTGCGTCGGTTTGATTATGCAAGCGAGAACCCGGCGCTACCGCCTTTTACGTCTGTGTTTAGCTATGACGTTGGCAGCGACAGCATGCTATATAATAATTACGATTCAGCTGGAACATGGCTGAATAAATGGTTTTATCAATATCGACCTGGATTTGGCATTGCAGAATGGCGTGATGATTATCCCGGCAAAAAGATTGTTTTAAATCCGCCGATTGGCTGGGGCGAGATGGAGCGCATAGGCGGCACATATACAAATTACCCAAAGTTTGATTTCTTCAAATGCTGGCCGCCAATGGCTGATTCGGGGACTCAAATTGTCGCCTTTGAAGATCAGATTTCTCAAATGAACGTAAGGAATGTTTACTACAAAGACATTCTACAATTTTCTTATTTGCAATCTTGGAGCGGCAAACCGGCAACGGGAGCTAGATACTGGATGGCTTTAGGTATTGGTCCAATCGCAACAACATTTTTAACGCAAAGCAAAACCGATCCAAAGGTTATTGAAGAAACGCCGCGTTGGAATGCTGTTATTACGAGGGTTAATGCATGATTTTATTCATAGAAAAAGTTGTCTTTTATGGTTTGATATCTGGAATAATAGCATTAGGAATTGCATCATGCTCGGTCCCACTAAGCAATCTGGACACAAACGGATACTATTGGAAGAGTTCTGGTCAGCAAAGGCCAGTAGAATGCGTGAGAAAAAACCAAGCTATCACGCAATGTCGGTCGCTTTAAGTCAAGCGACTCCCCCCAAGCAAGAGGAAGTAAAAATGGCTACTAAGATAAGAAGATCTGTTTTAACTATGAAAGAACGATTTGCGATTTATGAATATCTCAAAACAAAAATCGCTTATCAAAATGGTCAGCCTATTGGTTATCTTGATGGATTATCTGATAAGGCTATTGCCGAAAGATTTAAAGGCAGTGCAACCGAATATAATGTCCGTAATTTACGGACTGAAGCATTTGGGCAGTTTCCAGGTCAGGATAAAACGACGAGAAGCTTGAAGTCAAAACTAGAAGAAGCTGAAAAGACAATTCAATCTTTGCGCCAAGAGCTTGATCGGGCAAGAGATCGAATTAAAGAGATGACAGCTAGGACTCGGGATCTTTGGGACGCTGCGGTCCCGGGTGGGGACGAGTTCGCTTAATAAAATTGCGGCGGGTAATCCCGCCGCTTTCACTTTATGGAGATTGAAATGATATTTACTGCCGAAGATAGAGAGAAAATTCGTATTTTATGGAACTCTGGAAAAACAGGCGCAGAAATTGGCGCAATGTATGGAGTTTCTAGATGCTCAATTATTGGATTAATAAATCGCATGAAGGCAAAGGGGGCAGATGTCTTTGGAAAGCCAAAAATAAAAAAGCCCAAAGCGCCAAGAATCAAAAAAACAATGAAAGTTGTGGCGCCAATAAAAAAAACGCGCCCAACTATTAATTTGGCAGAAAATATTGAGTTGATAGATTTGACGCCAAGGTCGTGCAGATATGTTGTCTCTGAGGTTGATGCAAGCCCAATTTTATTTTGCGGAAAAGAAATAGAGCATAGATCATACTGCGAAGAGCATGCGAAAATATGCTATATTCAGCCTAAAGATTGGCACAAATATCAGTCAACGGAATGAATTGCGCGATAAACAATTCTTCCGCATTTAAATGAATAAATAATGATGAGCGCCACCAAAAACAATTTTAATGCCTTAACAATAAAATCGTAATGGTCAGGGTGCATCAAAACTTTATACAGTAAAGAACGGCATAGTTATCCGGTCTTGTTTCCGCGCCGCCGGTTGCTTGGATATTGGCAAAGCCAGTTCCTGTTGCTGTAGTTGTGAAATTTGGATTACTTTGGCCAGCAGCAGCCGCAATATTTGATGTATTTGGCCCATAAGAAGTATGCGTATGACCACTATCTGTATGCGTATGGCTGGCAAATGCTTCTGCCTGGAACGAGCCAACAGATCGAGGGCTGCTTGGGTCTAGTGAGCTTGTGCCAGATCCGCGAAGGAAAGCGCCACGAAGATCCGGAATGTTAAATGTTGTTGTGCCATTTCCGCTGCCCCAGGTCGTCCCGATAGCCGCAAAAAGATTTGGGTAAAGCGTTCTACTAACAGCTGTTCCGTCGCAAGTAATATATCCGGTCGGCGCGCTAGTTCCCGCGAATTGAATGATTGTTCCCGATGGCGTCGTGTTTTGCTGGGCAAAATAAACTTCAGAGCCATTGCTGAAAACAACAGTATTGACGCTTCTTGGGACAACAACGCCAACGGACCCGCCAGCAGATGATTTAACGGTCAAATATGTTGGGATAGCTGCTGACGCATCTGTCGTCGCATTCGTAACAATCCACATGCCGCCAACGCCGGAAGGAATTGATATCGATAAGTCGGCGGAAAGAGAGCCATTAAAATATAAGGCCATACACTGATATTCAGCGGCAACAAGCGTATATGCAGAGGTGTTAGATACAGTTGCCGTGCTGCCGAGAGCAGTATCGATAACGCCAAAGTTGGCGTTTAAAGGAACGTCCCATGATGATGAATTATATGCCGGTTGCGATAAAGCTTTATTTGATGTGGACATGGGCTATCCTTTAGATATGCTGATTTGCAATTTTTAGAGCTTTAACGACAGTTTCATCAGGCTCATCAAGAATTGCTTTAGTTTGTTGTTCAATCTCTTTTTTAGCGCGCTTTGCCATAGAAATCATGCGTTCAGCAGTCATTATTCGGCCGCCCGTAGCGCGCGTTGCCCTACCGCCAAAATCAGGCATAGGAGGCGCAGCTTGTCCAGATTCCCTGACTTGCTCCTGCTCAATGATAGGAGAAACGCGAGGCTGTTGCGTTGATTGAAGAATTTGATTTGTGCGACTGAGTATTTCTCCAATACGCGGATTTTGATCAATCATTTTTGAAAGTCTGGCCATCATCCGAGGGTCTTCGGACATAACCATCGGAATAATCGAATTGGCCAAGCGGCGATCTGCAAGCTTTTTTACGCTAGTAGCGCCTGCCCCAGCTAAGACGCCAGCACCAACTGCCGGGCCAAGCTTGCCAGGGAGCATAGATGTTTGAATAACGGCTTCAGTCAAAGCTTCACTTATCGCGACAGCAGCGCCTGCCATACCGCCAAGCTTGCCTGCGCTAAAAAGAGACTTTCCAAATGATTCCGA